GTATTTGTCCAGCCACTCTTGGGAAACTTCTCTAACTTCGCCACGATGCATTTCTGTGTCGTCTCGCAATTTGAGATAAGGGTTAGAACCTATGTAGGTTATCTTGGGCAAGTTTCCTCACCTCAAGAACAGATTACCCACAAATTCATAGGAACTACTGGTGTACCACCTGCGGTAAATGTTAACGAATCGTTGGTGTTTGTCTCTGTGCTAATTACTGCACCGACACCCGCTAATCCTCCGTTAGAACCACATATTACTGCGTGTATCTTACTTGCTCCGCCGCCAATTGTTGCGATGTCACCAGTTGCCATTACTGTAGTTACTTGAAAACATGCTAGTTTAAGTCCCGGTGCCGCTTTTCCATCTGTGTTAGATGCGTTAAAGCCTGTTAGTGAACCCGGATAAGAACCACCTGAGTTTCCATCTAGCCAGTTTGTATCACTGCCTATTGTTCCTGCATATAATTCCAACTCAAATAAGTTATCGTATACACCTGCGTCTCCTGTTTTTTTGGTTAATGTTATTGCTGCCATATTTAATCATCTCCTAATATTTTATTCTCCATGTTATCCTCATTGTAGGTCACGGATAGAACCTTGACCTCCAAAGAAAGTTGTCCATATCTCACCCATGGTTCGGTAAAGACCTTCCTGACCCAATCTGTTGATTGCGAATGGGTCACCAGTCTCGATACCGGACTCAAAGTATTGTGTAGGCTTAGCAGTACTGTAGTATAGGTAGTCAGTATCTAGCATGTAAACTCTGCTAATACCGTCTGGTTCGACATCCTTAGATGGAATGATTGGTACACCATTGTAAGTTGCTACAATGAAACCTGCTTCCATACCCGGTACACCTTTAACACCGTTGTAAGTTGGGACTACTCTCTTTTCTTCCATGAATCTTTGTTGGCTTTGTAGTAGTTGTTGAAGTCTCATCAAAGTATCATATCCAGTTAGCATAACCTTTGGATTTCCACCTCTCTGCCAAATCTTTCTGAATAGTTCATCAAAGTGGTCGAGAGATAGAGTTCTGTTGGTAGGAGTACCAGAAACACCGTTAACCGACATCTCAGCGTTAGCCCATGATGCGTTAGCCTCACGGTCTATTGAATAGATATCTAAGTCAGTATCTGTGTCGAGGTGACCTGTTCCGTCTCCAATTGCACTTGTACTGGTAGTTAGAGCGCCAGCGTGACCAGCGGTGACACGGTCAAGTGACTCGATATCATTACCTGCTGGGTTGTCAGCATCTCTAAGTAGCATCTTGTTAATCATCTCTGCGTGGTGCTTACCCATTTCTTCTTTCAATACTGAGCGAATGTCACCTAGACCGTCATCCTTGTCGTTAAGGAAGATTGCTACTTCAGACATGTCGAATGAGTGAGCAACGGTTTTTGGCTTTGCTGCAACATTTTGGAAAGTTGGCTTTTGAGTTTCAGGTAGAGTACCGTTCTCTGCAATTCCACCGCCAACGGTAGCAGAAGGCTTAGCGGTTACTACACGCCATCCACTTCTGTCCCATGGCTTCTTAGGTAGGATAGAGAAAGCGTTGAACTCTTGGTTCAACTGACTCCATACTTTTCTACCGTAGATTGCTTGGTATGTTCCTGCTGTTGTGCTCAATAGAGGAGCATCTGCTTTCAATAGTTCTGAACCTGTATAGGAATATCCCATGCTTTGTCCAGCACCGTAGTAGTAGCGCTCCATATCATTTACTGTTCTCATATAATTTCTTGCCATTCATATTCCTCCTTAGTTGGTAAATACACTCCCTGCGAGTTGGTGAACTTCGTCCCAACTCATGCTTCCAAGTGCCTCAGTAGATGGGATTTCTACATTGGCCATATCACTGCTCTTACGAATCGGTGATTCTGGAGCAGTACTGGAAATGTTGTCAATTCTGTTACTCAAATCAGATAGAGCCTTTTCGATGTTAGCAAGTGGTGTTCTTGCGTCAAAGGAAGCGGCTTCTCTTGCTTGTGCTTCTGAAGTAAGTTCTTTGCTTAGTCTGTCAGCGAATACGCCGCTTAGGTTGTGCTTGAATTGTTCTTCAAGAGCCGCTGCTTTGTAAACTTCGTAGGCTGCTTCTACATCAGTAGCAGAAACTGCACTTGGGTGCAAATAGCCTTTTGCTACTTTTCCACCAGCGCTGTTGATTTTACCGACTGCACCAGTTGATGGGTTTCCGCCTTCTTGGGCTCTTCCCTTAACTTGTCCAGCAAAGTAGTCAGCACCGTCACCAATTGCTTCTGGTGTGCTACCTAGGTTGGCTTTAGAGACATTATCGAAATGGTTTCTTGCGCCACCGATGTCAACACCTTGTGATTTTAGGGTGTTTTCCATCCAGTTCAAGTATTCACTAGAAATGACATCGGAATATTCTCCTTTTGCCATGTCTTCTTTGTGCTCAGCACCGTACATCTTTTCTTCTTCGTCTTTATCGGCCATTTCTTTCGCCTCGTCTTTTTCGTCTTTATCGTCTTTCTTGTCTTCCAAGTGTTCTTTAAGACCTGCTGGCATCTCGCCCTTCTCCATTGCGTCAAGGCGGCCATTCAATCTGTCTAACACACTTGACAATTCAGTCATTGCATCTGTTTCTGTCATATCAGTATCCTCCTTCAATATACGGAATGTCGCCTCCGGGTTTATACCTTTCTCACAAATGGTGACCTCATGTAGTTCCAGTTTGGATATTTCAGTGTAATCACCATGACTGGCATCACTCTTTCGCATTCTCTTGAATGCTTGTCCTCCAATACTGAAACCTCTAAGGGCTCCTTTGCGAATTTCTTTGGCAACTTCTCTTGCCTTTTCTATATCATCTCGTAGTTGAATGACTACGAACATACCAGCATCATCGACACCGGACTTCCAAACTCTGCCATCAGAGTCAGTATATTGTGGAATTACCTCTCCAACCTGTATGTTAGAGTGAGCAAGTTGTACATTTCGGTAACCGTCTGCTTTCATAAAGTCACCAAAAGCATTTTTCAAAGCGCCTCTAGTAATCAAATCTCCTTGCTTGTCTACCATCTCAACAGATGCGTATCCAGCGATTACTAAGTCATTATCAGCCTTGATTAAATTGATGCTACCATTGTGAGTAACCGGGGAGGTTCTCAACATCAAACTGGCTGTCATCGTTTCTATAGACGACACTCATACTATTTAACTAAGTACGGAAAACAGCAGAGTCCTCTGTTATTTCCAAAACACCCTCATCTGTAGGCACAGTCATGTGTTTAGGCTTGTCTTTTGCCTCAGTTTCTTCATCTATAGAAGAATCTTCTTCCATATCTCTAACATCATAATCAGGCATTGTCTTCTTGTCATGTAGGTTAGTAGGTCCCATAGGTGATTCTATAGGGGTAGCATAGTCAATACCTAATCCCTTAGTACCACTACTTGATTGACCTACGGCACCTGCCCCACTCTTGAGTAATTTTTCTACCAACTGTAAGCCTTTGACAAGTACCTTTTCCTTTTCTTGCTTAGCCCACCATTCAGAATCTTGAATTTTTTTAGGAGGGATGAGAGGCTTTCCTCTGCCCTCTGTTTCATGAACCTCAGCCTTATCTTCTTGCTCTTCGACAGGTGCGGCTATCTGTACATCAGCCTTGAGCAAAGCACCAGCAACTGGTGCCCAGTAAGGTCTTTGACTTTCAGACATACGAATCAGATAACCGTTAGAGGCCAAAGGGCTGTGCGCTGTCCAAGACTGGCCAGACTGTGTACACTTGTATACTACATCACCTTGTGGCATAGTTACTCTAATTCCACCACCTGCTCTATAGACTTCACAGAGCCATTGGGAATCTTCTGCCTTAGCAAGTAATCCCAGAGTTTCTTGGCTAACAAGTCCTTCTCCTTCAGCCTCTTCTTCAATCTTAGAACCAGTTACGGTAAACAACTTCTGCCCTTCGGCTGTTTCTGACTCACCTACATTACTGACATTGACTCTAACATGGTCACCCTCGTTGTACTTTTCATCACTGTCAAATGCAGCGCCGACATCCATGTAGACTTCTCCATCAGCCTCTACAGCCCTGTCACCTAATTCTTCGTCTTTAGTAATTGGACCAGTGCCTAATCGATAGGTGTAAGGGCCGTTGCCTCTTCTCTCTAAGACTCTAAGCACAACATCGTTGCCCGGACTGAGCAGCACCCACTTAGGGTGTCGAAGTTCACCAGCCATGTAAGTAGACTTAGCATCACGAAGTAACAACTTCTCATTTTCTTTCTGCAAATCCTCTACTGTAACCTTAAGGCCAGCATCATCTGTAAGCCTTGTATCGCTAGCGCTCGGAACATGTACATTCTCAACACCTTCCAAACCACCTCTAAGTATCTTGATTCGGTCATCTATTGGTACATCGTGTACCTCTTTGTCGTCATACTTGAGAACATCAAAGATGTAGTAGCCCTCTTCGGTCTTGAACACATCTAAATGATAATCATTATCAGTTACTTTCTTGAAGTTGCTCTTGTCTTCGTCTGTTAAAGTAAAGTTAGTCGAAGTAACATCATCATCTTCTTTCTTAACAAAACCTCTTTCGCCTTCTGGCATAACAGATACTATCCAGTCGCCTGTAAAACCACGCAGGTGTTCAAGGTCGTCTAGTTCAAAGATACGATGCATCGGTTGTAAGATGGGTACTTCTTTGGCTATATCTTTACGAATAATATCAGGATTGGTAAGTGTTGCCAAGTTAGCGTCTGACTTAGCGAAAGTATTAGATTCGTTCCTATTATTCTTAAACTGAGCAGGTATATGCTCTTGTTGAAGAAAGAGAGGCTGATTCCAATCAGTTCCATATAACACATCAGTCAAACCTGCTCCCCTCCATATAGCCATTGTCGGTTGAACTAACCTTTCTCGTTTAGGTTCAGGTAGTGGGATTATATCTATCTTCCCGTCTTTACCTATCTTATAGTCGAAAGTAACAGGAACATTGTGACCAAACTCCATTCGCTTACCAGATGAATTGTAAGTTGAAGCCACTATGTTATGAGCATTCGGCCCGACTGGTTCTATCGGTTTAGTGACTCGACCACTCAGTCTAGCGGTGACTGCGGCAGGAGCAGCGCCCGGCTCGACAAACGGGTCACTATGAATCAAAGAATCAAGAGTTTGTTGGGCTCTGTAAGATTTACTAGTACTTTTGAAATGCTTACCCTTTCTATAAGACTCACCGTGTTTTTCAGCATGTTTATCTTGCAGAGTTTGTTTTGTTCTTTTATCTAATAATAAACTAGAGTTAATCATCTTCGATTTAAAATTTTTAATATCATTCTCTACCCTGTTACGCTGAGGACCAGTAAATGCCTTATCTTTCATTTCTTGCAGTCTTTTTAATTCTTCATTAAAATGTTCATGTACCCTTTCATCAGGATTGACAGCGTGATGTATGTCAAAGCCCATCTGATAATTTCTTTCGTCGACACCAGCCTTTTCTGCACCACCCATACCTCTTCTATGCGGCACTAATGCGTTTCTCAAATTGTCAACCATGGTGGTTAAGTTACTAGCATCTTCATTATCAAAGCCCCTAGTCTTCCTCATTTGTTCAAGCGTCGCACCAAAGTCAGCATCTGGCGTATCAAAATAATGCTTAGCAAAATTACCAATTGTTTGAATTGGAATTTCTAAATCCCTTAACTCATCATACATCCCTTGACTTTCCATTTCATCTATAATGGGGTTTACTACATCTTCGAGAAAATGTTTCATGGTTTGTTGGGTATGGAAATCTTCTGGATTCAAACCCAAATCTTCTGATAACTTTGCCATGTAGCGCTCTCGATTTGCACCACCCCTTAGAAAATCAACATAACTAAACTTGACATCGCTGTTATGGGCAAAGTCCTTTGCTTTTTCTGCAATCGGGTTCATATTTTCATTCATTTCTTTTTCGCCGTATTCGTCTCTGGATGTGAGTGAACTCACGCCGTGTGCTTCTGATGGAGCATTAATAAAATAATCATTTAGCATTCGAGCAAACTGCCTTAGATTACCCTCAATTATGTCAGGAGGTAGACTTCTATCAAACAGTTCTGGAAACTCAGCGGCTTTTTGTTTTGCTAACTTTTCGTAGGCTTGGTCGTCAGCCTCTAACTTTTCTAGTAACATTTTGGTGCCTTCTGGCATCTTGTCACCAAACATCTTAGGCTCAAGTGTAGGAATCATCGACAACTGTTCTTCCAAATCCATAAGTTTGTTTTCGATTATTTGATTGGCTTCACCCTCTTCTTGAGAGGCGGCGTTTTCTAATTCCTCTATTTGACGCTTGAGGTTGTCAGCCCTTAATTTGTTAGCACGACTCATGTTAACATAGCCTTCACCGTATGTTAACGGTAAGTAAACATCTTCGTTCATCGGTCTATGACCATCGTGAACTTCACCTATCTCTACAGGTGTGCCCGGAGGACCAGCAAGGTGTTTGTGCTGTGCTATCATAACTGCATCCTTACCAGCATCCTTCTCACGAGCAGCAGGGTCGTGACCGCCTTGGAAAGTAAACGGATTATGAGTCGCAAAGTGACCTTTTTTACCAGCCAACTTTTGGCGTATGTCTACTTGTAATTTATCATCTAACTCATCGACTGCTCCTTCGTATTCGTTTAGATGTAAATTAGTGACCGCTGGATTGAGTGACTGAGCGTGTCGAGAAAAGAAATTGTTAGTTCCTACATCTTTATTAAAGTGGTTAGCAAAACCAGCAGAATGGATGTTAATTGCGTGTTCGGGGTGGGCAAAATCTACTTGTGGTTTATCGCTATGTTTGGAATCAACAACCTCCATAGGTCTGGGTAAGAACGGCGCAAATGCGCTTTTAGTATTGAATGTAAGGTGTTCTCCTCCATCACTATCTTCATGTAACCTTCTATGTTCAAGTTTACCTGTATTAGGATTCTTCATAAAGAACAGGCTTTGTTCATACCCTTTATTATCCATAGTCACTTGGTCAGCAGGATAGCCTTCATCATAAGGTCCGACTTTTTCTTCTCCAGCCCGCATCTGAGCGAAAGCCTGTTCAAATATATCAGCCTCTTCTGACTCCTCACCTTTGATACCTGTCTTGAAATGATTTTTACCGTGAAGCAATGTAGCCTGATGGAGTAACTCAAACAACAATTGTGGATTCTTATTCAGCCCACCAACCTTGAAAGGCTTGCCCCAATAAGTTGCTAAGGAATCGTTACTCGTTCCACCCTTAGTGTATTCGGGGTCAAAGTCTTCTTCATCTATGTGAGGAGCGTAATGTATACTAGCCTCTCTTCTGCCTATCTTACCAGCGAATATATTACGAGTTCGATTTATTCTTTCTCGCATTATCTTGTCAACTTCTTCTTGATTAAAAGGACCTTCTTCCGGGTTCCATCTATCCCTATAAACAGGGTGCTGGCCGGGAGAGTGTAGTCTACCGTTTGAATCTACACCTAATAAAGCCCTCATGGTGTTGAAATCCATACCTACTTCTTCACCTAAAAATTGGTCTTGTCGCTTAATAGGTTTGACGAACTGTATACTCCGATTAACTACTTTGTTTGGGTCGTTGGGGTCGCTTGAAATTTCTTCATTTAAGAAAGGTCTTTGAGTCAAATCTACACTTGGTATGTTTTCCATTTCTTGAAGATAGTCTATCGCTCTTTGGTAGCCATTTTCCACAGCACCAAACGCTGACATGTTTTCAGTTGGCCCCGGCTCTCTGGCAGCAGATGGCTCTCTTTCTCTAATCGCTTTGGTATTGAAGCCCGGTATGTGAGCCTTACCTACCCAGTGGTCAAAGATAGGCGCAAATCTATTCTGTATATTCTGCACTATTCTCGGTACCCAATCGTTACCTCCCCTTAGTTTGAGGGGGTTGTTTTTATTTGTCAAGCCAAAACGAGCAATGTGGTCATATACTTTTTGCCGCTCTTCTGGTGTTGCCCATTCCAAACCAAGCATGTAATCGGTGAACTTTAGATTATCTTTCCAGCCTTCTTTGGCTTCTTCCATATGCTTCATGGCAAGTCTGTGATTTATTTCATCATCATCAAATATACCTTGCTCGTGCATCTGTTGAGTCATCAAACTTACAACTGGGTCATTGTTACTTTTCCAATCATTGAAGTGCCTTTCATAGATATCATGATTAGTCATATCATCGGCTAACTTACCATAGTTAGCGCTGTTTCTCAGAAACCCCGATGGATTGTATTCAGCATCTCCAGTCTGTGAGTTTTTTCTGTGAAAATGATTAGTGATATCAGCGTGGTCACGACTAGTACTTTGACCGGGGGTGTCGCCTACATAATAATTAGCCACATGGTCAACCATGTTGTCGCCATGTAATGGAAACAGACTTGAGCCGAAGTAATCAATATCGTGATGAGAATCACTGTTTGGGTCACCCGGATTCATCTGGATGTTAGCCCCAGTAAAAGGTTGACCCGGCTCAGGTGTGACAACTCTCGAAGGTTGTAAAGAGGGATTCTGTGCTATTTCGTTGCCAGACATAAACTGTTCTTGAAACCAATCATGATTGTCTTTGAGAATGATATCTGCCATCTTAAGCAATGTGTCGTCTTGATTGTTTAAATCGTAGCCGTGCCTTTGTAAGTTAAGACTAGCAAAGTAGTATTCGGCAGCAGCATCTGCTTTGCCTATACCGTCGTAAATAGATTCTATAAAGGTAAACTTAGCCCTGTCAAAGGTATCGTAGTGACCTTCTATCATCCATACCACCAGCCGTTCAACTTAGACGGCTGGATAGTCGGTCAATAGACTTCTTCAATTCTGTTAAGGTTGGACCGTCACCACCTTTGAAGTTTTCAAGAGCGCCTGTTGTACTGAAAGCAGTTGGATAGTAAGGTGATGTGCGTGTCAAGACATCGCTGTTTTCCATAGTTGCACCTTTGTTAGCAACATCTTCTACCCCGTCAAGTAGTACATTGTTTGTGTTGTAAAAAGCATTAGGTACACCAGACGGCTGTGCCTCGAATCGAGCATAACCTTCTTTTGAGCCTTCTTTTTGTCCAGAATAATTCGGCTCTGCTTTAGCAATACGCTCTTCTAACTTCTTTGCCTCTTTTAGCAATCTGTCAACTTCTGGCTCTCTAGGTTCAAATCTAGGTCTCATCTTAATCCATTCCTAATTCATTTCCAATTGCACCTTCTGACTTTGCTTGGTCAGCAAGTGCGTGTATATCTGCCCAATCCATGCTGTGGAAGTCAGCGTTGGTTTTGGGTATGCTCAAAGGCTCTCCGTTGTCTCCCTTTAGAAGTACATCGTCAGCATCTCCTCTAAAGGTGTCAGGCATGACATCTTCTGGCATACGATTTCTAGCAGATACAAATCCGGCCTTTCTCAAAAGGCTTGCAGGATTAGTAAGTGCTTTCTTCAATTCTGCGTTTTCTGCTTTTAACATCTGCAAACCTGCATCCATGCTTTCCATCTTAGTGATGAGAGCACCCATGAGTTTCTCAGCAACATTCTCCCTCTCGTCGCTCATTTACTCACCTCAAAGTGTACGGTTTGATACTCTACGGTTGATATTTCCAAAGCGAGAAGTTCTGATTGTTCCCGGCAAAACATTTGCTTCTACCTTGTGAACAGTCTCGACTTCTGACATTTTCATAATAGGTACTCCACCAGCGTAGATGTCATTGACTCCTTTAATAGAATCATCTTGCTTCATTACAGCAGACTCAACATCAGTACTTAGGTAATCTGCATATTTCACAATTTCATTAATATGATTCCTTGCAGAAAAGCCATCATTCTCGTCTAGTGCTTTGTAAAATGCGTCTACATGAGTACGCATTTTTCTAGCCATTGGGTCCAATTTTCTCAGGTCCATGCTCATCTCCACTACCTTCCTTGACTTTAAACTTCCTAAGCCCCTCTAGGATTACGGGCATTGACTATGCTTTGACTCGCCTGCTGAACTCCAGTAGGTTGAGCGCCTCTTTGCTGAACGCTGGACATTGGTGCACCTGAACCCATACTGGTTCTATTCTGAGGGCTCGCTGGGCCTCTGTTTCTCAAACCTGCACCTTCTCCACCGGGTTGCCCCATACCCATCTGTGCCTGTCTGCCAAGCATAGCCGCCCCCTGTGGACTAATGTTTCGACTTGGCAAAGCACCCGGTGTACCCATACCGCCACCCATCTGCATACCTCCCATTGGCATTCCGCCCGGAGGCATTCCCCCCGGAGGTGGTGGTTGTTGAGCAGGGTCATTCGGGTCTGGTTGCTTGTAAATGAATCGAATGTCACGGTTAGCATCTTCCTTGAGTTCAGGCTTGTAGCCCATCATCATCATTCTTTGTGCAATGTTAACTTCCATTTCGTCACGGCGTAGTCGAGTAACTTCATCCTCTTCTTCATTCGGATATAGTGTAAGTTGCCAATCACTGATATCCATTTGCTCTACTAGCATTGGAAATAGATGGTCAGTGTATACCTTGTGACCAAATTCAACAGCCCTGTTAGTTACCAATATCTGCATACCCTCGTTATTCAGTCCACCAGATTTACCAGTGTCCATCATGAATACATTAGATACACCGTAGAAAGCAGCGATTCTTTGTCGCATCTCATCTCTGGCTGCAATATACTGCATCTCTTCAAGACTATCCATTAATTTAACCCAGTTGATACCGCCACGACCACTACCGGACTCAATACCAATCTTAGGTATATAGTGCGGGTCACGCTCTAACTTTTCGTCGGTTGCCTTGAAAAACGACTTCATAGATTCAAGGTTGTCAGTAGTGACGCTCAATATACCTCTTGGTATTCTGCGCTTTGAATAAGCAGTGTACATGTAGTTATCCATCGCTGTCAAAGTCATAGCCTGTCGCCAAAGAGTAGATACAGGGCTTCGACCATACAATTTACTAGGATTGTATTTACTTACATGTATGACTTCTCCCTTAAGATAGTACTGTGTTTTACCAGAACCTGCTGTGTTGACATGATGCACATCTTCTAATTCATGCCCGCATACGCTACAACTTTTTTCTTCACCAGAGTACGACTTCACTTCGTCACGATGGATAGGGCATACTTTGAAGCGACCACCTCTTACTCCACGCTTATCAGCAATAATTCGCATAAAGATAGGGTCGCCTCTGACAATCTCTTTGATTCTATAGAAAGCCAACTCATTTGTTTCCGGGTCCATGTAATACTCTTTGATAAGTATCAAAAACCCATCATCAGTGATATTCAAATCGTACTCTATCTCTCTAAGTACATCCATGAAAGACTGTTCCATAGAGTTCCTTTGGTTTAGTAACCATCTTGGATAAACAAGTTGCTCTGGGTCTGGTCCGACTAACTCAGTATCACCGCAATCTTTGCACTCTTTAACATCGTGTTGAAACTCAGCGTCACAAGATGTGCATTTTTTATGGAATTTCTTTTCCCAATAGTAGCCTCTGCGGAATATCTCTTGCTGCAAAGTGGACAAGACTGTTCTTAGTATCAGATTCTCATTAGCCACTGCATAAAGCGCTGGTATAGTAATACCCTGTGCTAATACAGGCTCTTGAATTCCTGTAGTCCAAAGCGGCATCTGCGGCGCTGGAGTACTCCTTCTTCTAAACGGGTTAGCCAATGATTCTAAAAATCTACCAATTCTACCTTTTTCTTCTGCCATCACAATCCCTCCGCCCAACTTATGACCGTATCTCTGTCTACTCCCCACTCTCGGAGAGACTCCTCACCTTTTGATGTTCCGTCTCTGTTGGAGAACTGAACAAATCGCTTTAATTCAGTTTTTCTTACAGGGTCTTTTTCACCTATGAAAGCCATGACAGCCTTTGCCTGCCTTTCTTTCATCTGCAAATGTGGAGTAATTTTGTTCAGTAATTTAGTCAAATCATCTTTCGAGTAGAAACTAACACGGTGCTGGCTCCGTTGACCGTCGTTGTACACTTTTTGGTCAACCTGTAACACACCAGCGCCTATGTTCTTGTACAATTGTTCACAATGTAATTTACCTCTGTCACCAGTGGCAATAAAACCAGCCCTTGGCTCACCTCTTTCTGTAATGGTAATGTAGCCGTCAGCATCGAGAAAACCTGCTGCATAAGCCCAAGGGTCCTTGATTATGAGGCCTTCTTTAGACAAACACATGTATTCACCTTTTCGATGAGCCTTAACGATGTTTATCTCTTCACCATACATGTTGAGTAGTTTTGATAGTCTGTTAGAATTAAGTCGAGGTACGCCTTTTTCGATAAGGTTCTCAGTGATTGCTCTGGCTGACATAGAACCGTGATTTGTGATTTCTTCTTTTGCTAATCTCATCCATTTCTGTTGTTCTTTGGAAAGGTTGTCGATTTGATGTAATGCATTCTTCCACATCTTACGAGCATCTTGTTTCATTTCCATAGCGTTGACCCAAGCAAATTTTTCTTCTTCGCCCCATACATCTTCAAACTCATCTAATTTAGCAAGTGCATCTTCTGCCGCCGCCCAAGAGTTACAGGCTCTTACTAAACTACTCTTACGAGTCTCACCAAACAACCTTAGTGACTTCAAATCTTTTTCACTCACGCCTAGTTTTCTTATATCTTCTTCGTATTCAGAGCCCCAGCCAAGTTGTTTGATAGTCGCATCTACCTCCATGCTCTTAATTTTACGAACATTGTCTATGATGTCATCAATTTCATCACGATGTTCTTTGAATACTCTTCGGGCTTTTCTGAGTTCTTTGACAATCTCAGATGCACTTTTGCCAAGTCTGTCTTCAAACCAACCTTCACCAGTAATACAAAATGGTGCATATACAGTTTCAGGTAAATTTTCTGTAGTAAATACTACGGTCTGTGATGCAATTGACTTAGCAATACTGTCATTGACATGAGGGTGAGTAGTAAGACTTGATGCGATAATGTTCAAAGTTTCGTGACCCATGTCAACAGATTTAGTAAAGTTTCCAATTCCTAGACTCGGCCACATAATTATCTCCACTTTTTGGTATAATATAATTCTTTATCAGATTGTGAACCAACTAGCCCTCGCTCCTCTGTTGGGCGACACATCACCGAACCACTCATCAAAGCCTTCAAGATAATCATCGAGTGCAATGATAGAGCCTCTGAACTCTTTGGTAGCCCAGTTAGCCAACGCTAAACTCATAGCCAAGTCATCGTGACTACCTACGGACTCTAGTCTACCGTTCTTTTGCATACCGAATCTACTGAGTTGTGTTTCAAGAGTACGAGTAAACTCTTTGCTCTTTTCGTCGCCCCAAGGTGTTTTGATTTGACCTTGTTCAAAAGCCATCAGCAAAGACATGAACATACTTTCTTTCTTTTGTCTTGTAGTCATGAATGTCTTAATTGGGATATCGCCTCGCATATCCTGCAATTCAGCCGCAAACATACGCTGAAAGTTATTACCTTCAAGTTCAATTAGGTCAGGTTGGAATCTATTGTTGAGTAATATGACTTGTCTTTTCTGTGCTGCACCACTTAATCCCTTTTGATTAAGTACATGCACTAATTGCTTTTCTTCACTACCCGGCAACACCCTAAGTACACTCATAGCAGTGTAGTCAGCATTAGAGTCAGATGCAATCGCTGGGTCCCAGCCTACAAAGTGCTGACCAAATACTCCAGCAGATTGTCCATTCTCATCGAACTCTTCTTCTGCTTTATCAAGCAATACCAAATTTTTGTCTCTGGCTTTCTCTAGCAAAGTCATCGGGAACATACTTGACATATCGTGGATAGGTTCACACAAATATTCACGAGCGAACTTAATCGCTGGCATAGAATCTTCTCGTACTTTCAAAGCATCAAGTGGCCATCGGGTAGGCCAAAGTGGTTCACCATTAGGTAGGATAGCCGGATAGGTTTCAACTCTGAATGCCTTTTTATCTTCTAACTCAGCGTACAAATCGTTGTAACTAAACGGTGTACCAACCATCATCAATCTACCTGTGTGGTGCAGAACCGGAAGTAAAACGGTATAGAACCAGTCGGCGGCTCTTTGTAACTCAGAACTAGTAGTACCCCAAAGAATATCGTCACATACTACTACATCAGGGTGGAAACCACGAGTAGCACCACCAACCGACTTAGCCATCATACGGCTACCATTAGTGAACTCGAAGTATGATTTAGCCCAAGGCTTGCCTGTAGGTTTCAATCCTTTTAGAATGTCAGCGCTTTCTATGTTATTTCGGATAAACCGCATGTGTTCAAGTGTCTGCTCAAGGCTGTGACTGAATATCATAATGTGAGTATTTGGTTTGAAAGCGGCCAACCAAAGCGCATAGGACATAAAGAATACAGATTTACCGTGGTCACGGCTCGCTTTGACGCAGTATCTTCGGCTTTCATTGAGACCTTTCAACCAGTCTTCGTGGTGGTCAGAGAACTCGAATTCAAGGATTTCAGTAAAGAAGTACTCGAATGACTTGCGGGACATTTCCACATCCATGTCCCTGACCAGTTCATCGATACCCTCCACATCTCATCACTCCGGTCTATCAAATATACTTCTTTGACCTGACGGCCTGACTCTTATTTGAGAGAAGGGTGGTCTCTGTTGCTCTTCCTCTTCTTCATCCTGTTCAGGTGGTCGCATGTTGGCCAATCGTCGTTCTAATATCTCATCATTCTCACTAACTGATTGGTCTTCAATATCAACTATTTGAGCACCGGGACCTGCATCTAGTGCCTCTTGAGAAGGAGGGATGAATTTTTGTGCAGGTGGTAATAATGCCATTTCCTGCATCCTTTGGTCTACCGAGTCACCCTGATTGGGGTTTACTACAGCAACATCTTGACCTTGACTAGGTGCTTGTTGCTCTTGCATAACATTTATTCTTTCACCAAATTGAGTCATAAACTCACCTGCTCTAGCAGGGTCCATACCCGTTCCACTAACGAACTGTCTCATCATGTCAGCATAGTTTCTATCTTCTTCCCCTCTTTCTGAACCGAAAGTTCTGGCGTATGCTGTGCTAGCCGCATCTGCTTCTCTTTGCCTCTGCTTATCCTCGGCTTGCCTTACAGCAACTCCTCTTAGATACGCTCTTCTTTGGTCAGCGATTGGTTTATTTCTGAATCCAGAAGCGCCAAACTCTAATTTGTGTTCAGCGGCAAGCCTTGCATTTTCTCTTTTTTCTGCCTCTTTTAAGTTAGCCAATTCTTGCCCTCTTCTACGAACAAATGTACGACCAAGGGCACTACCTAACTGAGAACCTGTGGCTCCTCCAGAAACCATAGCATTAGTCAATCCTCCAATACTTCTATGATTACCAGTAAGCGCTCCAGCGACTCCTACAACGCCACCAAGAAAACCTCCTGCTTGCTCTCTCAAAGTTCTACCACGAGAGCCACCACCGCCACCGCCGCCTAACATCATTACAGGTCCACCTCCACTGACAGGATATACTGTTTTGAGATTCTTCTTAACCAAGACTTGGTTGTTTGATTTCTTAACTAACACCTTCTTCAATCAAACACCCCCAAAAGCAATCTTAACAGCCTTTACTACATCAGGTTTTACATTCCATTGGTCAGCAACCTTGTGCCAATCACCTGTGCTTTGATACAGGCCATGAACATCTACGCTGGTAATGCCCAGACTCTTAGCAACTCTTTGAACATCCCAAAATGAGTTGATTGATACCTTGTCAGAAGGCAGTAGTTTTCTTACAGAATCATCTTGCATAGCATCGAGCGCCTGAACTTTATCCATCTTTCTTAGAATATCATCGAGCCCTGTGAGGACATCGTTAGAAGTGGTAATCAGTTCACCCGTAAATGGGTCAAACATAGTTTGCCGACTCACTCTACCCTCTCCCACTGGTTGGGTCATGCCGGGGTATTGTTGAATAAACCTACTCTCAACTGGACTAGCAGACCTTTGCCTTAGTCCGGGCGCAACTGCTACAGGGGGAGAAGGTGGTGGAAGTGGGGCAGGTGCCTCTGGTTGTCTAGTAAAAGAAGACAAAGGAGGTGCTTCTGGCTGAGGTTGAACAGGAGGTGTCAAAGCAGGTCCTTCTTCTCTTGATTGATTAGTAGGGGCCATCTCTGTAGGCATTAGTACTCTGCGCTCAAAATGTTCTGGGATAGCCGCCATGTGTGCTTGTTCTTCACCAAAATGTGCAGGTAATCCTGTGGTAGCCGTTTGGCTAAAATCTGTCTGTATGTCTTGTAACTCAAACGGGTCATGCCCTGTGTGGTCTAACATCTGTTGTAACACGGATTCAGTCTTTTCTCTGAGTCCTTCTTTTGGTTTTGATTTGGGAGGAGTAGTAATTTCTGCATTTCTAAATTGGTTAACAGCCTCTAACATAGCCTGTTCTTTATCCATACCTTGATTCATCAATTGATGGGCTGCGTGAGATAAGTGCCCAACAATAACCTTCCCAGCATGATTAGACCTTCCATGAAAAGAAGTAGGTTTGTCAAACTTACCAATGCCCTGTTGATTGATGTGGTGAATTAACTCATCATCAGCATAATCTGTATGAGAACCTGCTGCGTTAGCAGTGTTGTGAATTATATTTTTAAAATAACCACCAGCGGCCTTTGAATCTAACTTAGTAACTTCTTGAAACAGACCAGACATAATTGGACTATTACGCA